AGACGAGTAAACTACTTGCCGATGTTCCAGTATCTCAAGGTCAATTCTTATTCGGATGGATGGCAGGTATTAATCTGCACGCTATCAACTTTAAATTAGTATCAGGAAATTCAGTAGACGGCTTTGGACGTAAATCAATTATATCGCGTGTCAATAGACAAGAAACTAAAGATAACACAGTCAAGGGAGGAGTTAGTGGCTTCTTTGACCGTAATCAACAACAAAATTAATTAGGAGAGTTTATCATGGATATACAAACAACAATTTACATATTATACGGACTTCTGATATTATTCATCGTTGTTTTTGCAATGACAGGTAAATGGGTTAAGTTTGCAATTCAAATGCAGATCCATAAGAAGAAATGGGGTGAAGGTAACGTTGGTCTTATAATTCCTCGTAGCATGGGTAATAATTTAGGTATGCCTTCATTTATCAGATTAGATAACAATGTTACACAAACAAACGAAGAAACTAATATTTATTCTCGTGAACAGTTTACAGAAGGAACTATGTACGGGTTGCCTTACATAATTGCAGACGCACAAGATACTAAGACTAGTTATGGATTATATGCTAAGATAAAAAAGAAATTAGGATTAGATAAATCTCCCGACGTGAAATACGGATTCTTCAAAGAGATTACTGATAAAGTTAAGAATCAGATCAAATACGAAGAGATTACTAAACAACAATATTATTTATTAAAGGCACAGTCTGACTTTGACGGTGAACCGTTATACGAACAAGTTAAAACTGGAATTAAGAACGATGCAGGTCAAGAGATAATCATTCAAACAAAAATACCAGTTCTGCACGCTATAAAGTCTAGTGTCACACTTGACCCAGGTTTAGTTAGAAAAGCTGTAGTTAACATGGCGTTGTCGGAAGCTATTAACGAATTCCTTAAGAAACACAAGATTTTATTAATAGTAATGGGCATATCAGCATTCGCGGCAGCGGTTGCAGCATTCTTTGCTTACAACAACCAAAACGCTATTAGTTCGTTATGTGTTCAGCAATTACCTTATTTACAAACAAAAATAGTAGATGCATGCACAACGGCATTGAATAACCTGACGGTGTTAAAGCGATGAGTGAACTGATAAAATTCAAAGTATGTAATTACAACGACGAGAAACTAGATACGTTCACATTCAATCGCGATAAGGATAATATGAAAATTACTATTAAGAATAAGAAAATAAATGTTGAAGTAGATGCAGATAGTGATTTTGGTCGCTTCTTCAGGAGCAAGGTGTAATAAAATGAATTTTGGAGAATGGTTCAGACAAGCGAATAAGAAAAGACGTAAAGCAGAAGTAGAACGATTTGAAAAGAATTACAATGTTAAGTCATTAGACGTCGAGACAACATATTTAGCCCATCAAAACATATTCCTGGCTCATTATTGGTTCTACTTGTTTTTATTAATAGTACTATTGATATTTGTAGCTGCAGTTAGCTATTATGCAGGAGTTCACAATACAATCATAGGAACAGATTTAATGCAACGACTCACGTGTTTACAGTAAATGGCTTGGAATAATAATAGATATCAGCCACAAGCTCCACCGATTCCCAACGGTGACCAAGCGATGGCAGTTGACTGGGATGTTAAACGTATTCCTGGTGCGAGTTACAAAGCATGTTTAATAACTCAAGAATCACTTATGTTATCTAGAAACGGTTTAGACCACGTTGGTCGTTCTCTAAGTAGATTTGTTGCAGCAGTATCTATATATCACCGTAGCGTCGCTAAATCATTTGACGAGTACCTTTTATCTAAAGACTATGCTGAGGATAAGACTCTTCTAGTCAAAGAAGATAAAACTAAATATACTGCACAAGACTATTATAATCTCACATTTTTTGTTAACAACCCGTCAACTAACGCAGATAGTAAGTTCAGAGACGTCACCAATATGTTTATCATTTTATTAAACTGGTGTCAAGGGAAAGGACCATTTAGAGTTTACAATGATGTAGAAGTTGATGACGAAGACGTCTTCAAAAGACTAGAACGAGAACTACAATAATGGATGCAACAATACTTGTCGGATGGTTAATTATGTTAGGAGTTTTCCTTTACATATACTTATCATTCGGTGGTAAAATACCGGGACTAGAAAAATGAATAAAAAACATATTGATTGGAAAAGATATTATTTAGGAGTATTCACACTTTTAATTATAATTGTTGTGACAACAACTATGGGTGTTTTAATAGCACATCTTCAAATGGATGGAATATCTACCACAGTTTTGCAATGCATAGATAAAGTAGCTAAAGCAAGTCCTTGTGTGTTTGAAGGAGATAATATTTCTTTTCCTCAATACTGTATACCTGTCACATCATATAATCATTGCTTTGAAAACATTACTGTTGAAAATCAGATCAGGTATATGAAATGAAACTATTACAATGCACTACATGTTTTTGTGAACGATTCATCGTCGAGACTGAGAACAATAGAATTAGAAGATTAGTTTGTTTGAACTGTGAGCGTGAGATTACATTATGAACCGAAGAGACAAAAAATGTCCTAGATTTAATAATCTGTATGGAATACGTAAAATCCTCAAACTAGATTTAGATGGCGATAAAGGAATACGTACTGCTGACTGGGATAGAGTAGGTGTTATTGTAGGTCCCGAAAGAATCGGAAAATCCCATCTCCTTCAATGGATATTCGACATATGGTATAAGGAATTATTACAAGATCCTGAATACAACGAATCTTATATTAAGTTTTTAGGTGCTAACAAAAGAGAATTTATAGATGCACTTAAAACAATTTACAGATTTGGTCTAGCTGCACATGATGAAGCAATAAAAGATATGTATAACATGGATGGAAATAAAAAATTTTCTAAACAGATTAATAAAGCATATGCTATCATTGGAGGAAAAAACCTACACACTATATTAGTTCTACCAAACATCCTGACCTTGAATAAGTTTTTTAGAGAATGGCGTGTCAAATATTGTATCCACGTATTTGGACGAGGAAAGCTTGCATACTATGGTTACGAGAAACTTAATGAACTATTGCCAGCATTAGACCAAATGAGTAAGGGCAAGACTAGACCTGATATAAGTAAGGCGTGTAACTGCGTTACTGGAATTAAGATACTACCTGACTTCACAGATACTTATCCTAAGTACGACGGTGTATTACTCAAACCATATCTAGAACGCAAAAGCAATAATATGGAACAGGTAATAGAAGAACTAGATCGTGACCTTAACGATGAGGAAGAAGTAGTTCAAAAGAAAAAAGTTGGAGCTCCTGACCAATCAGAAGTATTTAGACAAGCCGTAAGAGATAGATACTTTGGGAAAGGAAAATGGTTTGGAAAGCCAATGAAGAAAAGATACATCCAACAAGACCTAGATATAACGCCACAAATGTTAAACAAATGTTTAGCAGGGGCTCCCGAATTTTTAGAAAAGGCAGATAATTAAACATTTGAAGGTTACTATATATACAAAGTAACGAAAAACGGTAAAATTAATGGAAGAAACCCTTATTATTCGCAAAAACATACCAGAAAATTCGAAAAATACGTATAAACGTATCATTTTGTTAGTATTAATCGGATTTTTAGCCATTTATTTCATTACAGATGTCAATTATCAAGTAGGATACTGCCAAAGTAACATAGGAATAGGTGGACACACAGCTGAAGCAATGCGTTCCTTCAGTAATTACGAGACACAACGGACTGAATCATGCACGGGACAGTTTCACCTGACCAACATCACTTATAATTGTCAACAGAAAGATATATTAAACTGCACGACAGACTGGGGAGCGTTTAGATTCCCGTGGAGCCATTAAATGACAGATGAACCAACACATGTATTTGAATTTAGCATAACTAAAATACCTAGACAAATAAATTCTGGTCTAAGAATAGATAAAAAAATAAAAGCACACACATTTAACCTTCAACAACATATGCTTTATTCAGGTGTATTGAAAATGTTTGTGGACGCTTGTAAAGATATTAAGAGAGCACAAATAGACGAGTCTAATAATTCTAATGTAATAAGAGTAAGAGGAACTAAAGAATTCTGTGAAACACAAAAGAAAAATATAGAAGGAATTGACACTGGAGTAATGAATAAATATCTATCATCAGGACAGAGCAAGAGTTTATTATTAAGAGCGGGATTGAAAATAGGCGCTGCTCTACAAAAAGTTCAGAATAAAACATTCAATACAATCATAGACGCATTACTTTTAGACGGTATAATTGTTTCATTATCAGTTAAAGAGATAGAGCGACCACTTAGTTCAACGGTAGAACACTAGACTTTTAATCTAGCAATACTGGTTCAAATCCAGTATGGTCAATTATAGGCAATTAGTTCAGCGGCAGAACGTTTGATTTACACTCAAAAGGTCGCAAGTTCAAATCTTGCATTGCCTATTATTCTCGACGAGAAACAAAAGATTTAAATAGTTCAAAGATAAATAAATGCACAAGCAGCCGAGTTGCAAAAATCCTAAACCATAAGTAACCTCGAAACATCATGCATCACCTAAACCTCTCTCGGCTGCTTCCCAATCCAATGCCTGAATTCATAGACACGCCTAAGTTTACACCACAGCGTTTAGAAGAAGAACGTTCTAAAGATAAAAGTAAAGTTCTTACAATAAGATTAAATGAAGAAGAATCAAAACAGTTAGATGAAGTCATGGCTTTCTTACAGCAGCCTAAAGATAGTACTGCTTACAAACAAATGTTCAGATTAGGATACCTTAATGTCATACATGATGAAAAAATCAAGGCAATTCTGACCGCAGTTTTAGAGAACCGCCGTAAGAACTGGAGAACAGGTATAGAGCCAGAACAGGCAGCTTCTTGGCAAATGTAGTCGCTTTGCTGGGTTCAAAGTATTACAAACGTAACCAGCCACCTAGATTAATGAAAACAGAAACCAAAAGGAACGAAATATGTACTTAACACTCATACTCCAATGCTACGCACTAGCACACGTGCTCTTATCAGGCTCAGTTCAAATGAACATGACTCAAGCTTGTTTTCCCATTCAAGACCAGTTGTATTTAATAGACATGGCGTACAACTATTTCAATGATCCAAATTATTACACCTGGGTTAATACACACGAAGCCTGTTTGTTTGCTAGCAATCAGACATATTGGAACATAACCAATCAGACTTTTACGCCCACATATGATTTTAGGTTATTAGATGATTGGATTCAAACAAACGGCACGTTTATTAATTTAGCTAACGATTCGTATAATTATTCAGCAGGATATGATTCGCAACCGGTTTATTCAAGATGACATCCTCCATCACACTAAAGTGTGAGGTTTCCTCACCAAAAATAATGATTGAATTTTATAGCGGATCAGGTACTATGGCAAAAGCATTTAAAAAGTTAGGGTGGAGAGTTATAACTGTTGATTTAAACTACTCGGCTGATTGGATGACTGACATACTTACGATTACAAAAGAACAAATTATCGAAAAATGTCGAGGGATTCCTAACTTTATTTGGTTTGGTACTCCTTGCACTGGGTTCAGTGTAGCGTCCATAGGAACACATTGGGGTGGAGGATTTAGACAATATCAGCCAAAAACTGATGTTGCAAAACTCGGTATAAAACTATGTGAAAAAAATAAAGAGATAATTAGTTGGTTTCCAAATGCTAAGTGGGGAATTGAAAATCCAAGAGGAGTATTAAGAAAACTTCCTGTGTACGCAAAAGAGAAAAGAGATACAATTTGTTTCTGTCAATACGAAACCAAATTGCCACCAGAAAAAAGACGTATGAAACCTACTGATATATGGAGTAATTTAAATTGGATTCCTAGACCTATGTGTAAGAATGGCGCACCTTGCCACGTTAGAGCACCAAGAGGATCTAAAACAGGAACACAAGGGCTCAAAGGAGCTTACGAAAGAGCAGTATATCCTGATGAATTTTGTATAGAAATAGCTACATTTGCGAACTCTCCAATTCCTCCCAACGTTAAAGCGTTAGGTATTCTTGAAGGTAATTTATGAATAGAACAAGAAGATATAAAATATATTGGATGGAAGTTAATAGACCAAACGGCAAACTAGAAGGATTTGTGAGTGATGAATTAACCGATGAAGATAGTTCGCTGACACTAAGTTATATTAAAAAACGTCTTGAAGAGAAAGCTAGACGACTTAAACTAATTCCATTCGGAGAAATGGGCAAGTTCATATACGAAATACGATGACACCGCTCACAATCACATATATCGCGTTTCTAGGCGTTCTTTTAGCAGTGTCAGTTTATGATGGCTACACAAAAAAGATTAAAAATTGGGTTAACTATGCCCTAATTATAGCGTCAATAACGACATCTTTAATATTCTCTCCAGAAATATGGATTAACTGGGTATTTTTAGACACAGTTGCCCTAGTACTGCTCGTATGGGGTACAGTAGGTCAGTTCGTGCTTGGGTCAGCTGACTTCAAGCTGACCGTCGCACTCCTTCCCTTACTAGGAATCATTAATAATTATTTTATATTTCTAATATGGATCATATTCTTTTACGTAGTTCAGAACGCATTAATGTTATTTGTATTGAAAATTGTCAAGAAATCGTATTCAGTACCGTTTAGTTATCTGATAACTATTGCATTCGCATTTAGCGTTATGAATATACATTTATTTTGAACAATTATCACAACACGTTCTTAATAACTTAGAATTATTATAATCGAAGTAATTAAATTGTCTTTGACATTGAGAGCATATTGAGAAACATTCTTTAACTTGTTTCCTACCACAGTCTCTACAAATTCTCGTCAATTCCTCGACGGAACCAGTCGTAGCGACAGATAGTAACTTACATCTCGTACACGTATATGTTATACTCATAATCAGCTACTACTACTACCTTTAGACTACCTTACTACTATACGCCTTTAGGCTGAGCCTGAATGGAGGAGCTTGGTAGGTGTTAACTGCGTGTTTAACGCGCGCGAGCCGCAACATTTATATAGTTTGCTAGATACTTCACAGTATCTTGAACTCCGTAAGCCTGGGGAGTTTATATTTTTGAAACCCATAGTGTTAACTTCCTATGGGTCTTTATCTTCTGTCTGCACCTAAGCAGATGCCCGCCGATTAAAGAAGCGAGGGTCTTGTTCACTTTGTTAAGCCTTAGGAATCGCCGTCAGGTTTCGCTCAGTGAGCCGACTTCACTGTCGGAATCCGTTCATTGGGTTGCTTCGATGAGACAAGTTCCCTCGCGGTTATGTGTTGTGTGTTTACTGATCGTGAATTAGTCCATATCTATGTGAATCTTTCGTTCTGCTAAACAAGCAAACGGTTTATCTTTCTTACGCGCCTGTTCATAGCCAGTTTTTGTATTTTCCATGTTTATCTATACTCCACAGTCAATCTAGCTGCGTCTTGAGTAATTGATGCGGACATTGGCTGTCCAGGAACTTTTGAGAAGAATGCGCCTGCATGTGGCAGACCGCGCGTGATTTGATTACCAACTTGATTAGCTTGGTTAGAAAATTGTTTTATCGTCGAGGCTCCACCCGACAATCCTTTAGAAGCATAACCTAAACCTTTATTTGCAGCTTGGTTAACTCTATATGTGGTTGAACGCGTTCTAGCAATCTTATTAAAGAATAAGTCAGCTCTCGCTTGTTTATTCTGTTGAACTAATGATTTGCTAGTCTGTGTTCGAGCCATTTTTATTGTGAGCCTGTTTTGATTGATACTTCTTTTTGTGAGCCTAGTTTTAGATTTGCGTTTGGTTTAGGTCCAATAAAGTCCTTACCTACTTCTAGTTTGATTCGTCTAGCTTCTTTGGAACGTAAATCCGAATCCACATTAAACATTTGTCCTTGCATGGTTATCTCCTCGTGTTATATTTTAATGGAGCATTAACGTGAGATTCTTTTTGACCTAAGATAGTTTTGCCTTTAAGAGGATTTTCAAAAAATTCCGTTGCGTCTTCTCCGTTCATCTTTGCCTCGCGTTATATCTTAGTGGTCCGTTAACGTTTCGTGAAGTCATACCTTTTCGTTTTCGTACTGGTGATTTGTAAAATCCTGTTGCGTCGTTTCCGTTAGACATTAGTTAACGCCCAACAATTTGTGTTTTTTGCTTGTCATTTCCTTAATTTGATCGTCTGACGTCCCGCAAGGGATTTTGTCGCCATCAAAAATCTTCTTTTGATGGTTCTCGTCGTGATAATTAATTCCTAGCACCATGTTTAATTATTCTGTCATTACTAATTTAAATATGTTTGTGTTTTTGGTTCACTTAACAAACGACCTATAAAGTGCAATCGCTAGTGCGAGTGCAGTAACTAATATTGCATAACCCATTAATCCATATGTTGCGAAACCGTATACGGCAAGTATCGAAACAATTAGTTCTATTATAAGTCCTACCATGCTTCCTTCTAGTCCTGCAAGTAACATCACGACGATAACTATGATTAATAAAAGTGCAAAAATATATCCTGGTTGTCCAAATACAACCGTTAGTCCGGCATATAGTTGGTCGAATATTGGCAGCGAGCTCATTAGAATGATGACCCCCTTAAGAATTCTAATACGCCTATCACGAACAAAGTCTCGACGACAATTATTATGAAGTACGATATAAAGTACGGGACGTTAAGCGCAGCTAACATGAATGGTACAGGCAACCCTGTCATAAATATACAGAATCCAGCGACCATTTTAATCAAGTCCAAGAACGCTAAACCGTTGCTGACAAATGCTCCAACGACACCTGAGTTAGGCGTGACAGTATTATTTGCAGCGTAAAAGAATGTTTGAGACGTTGAATTACCACTAGCTAACGCAATCACACCACCAGTAGGCATAATTGCCGACGAGTTCGGTCCCGTGATTCCTGCAGCTAAATTTGCGCGACATTGTTGATATGCTGATTTAAGCAAACCTGAATCATAGAAAAAGTCCATGACTTGAGTACCTATACTATCACCGTTAAACGATGCACAAATTTGGGTACTGTACATATACATAACTGCATTTAAGACGAGAATGAATATCAATAACCATTTCGTGTTCATCTTTTAGCCGACTCCAAGTAATTCTACAACTACTATGATTGCTCCAATTAATAATATAAATGTTAGCAAAAATACAGGTATTGAAAACAAGTAACCAAAGAATCCAAATGTGCATAAGGCGACAGTTGCTAATATCTGACCAGTAATATTGTATGCTCTGAATCCAAGTATGACACATATTGAAAGGAATATCCATAAAAATATCCTGTATATTGGATCCATGTTATTCGCAAGCCAGTCGCGAAGCTCGTCGGTAGTTCCCGAATATGGACCGCTAACGATATTATAGTTATATGGCACTGTGAACGTGGTATAGTTTTGTTTAGTGAAGAAATACTCGACGTTAAGTACGGTTCCATTATATGGAGTTAGATTAAGTGGTACGGACACTAAACCTCCGCTAGCGTTTGTCGAGTTAATTCGCGCGAGTAACTGATGACCTAGCGTGTAAATATTTATACCCCAGTTAGTTAAATTAGTTCCTGAATACGGGCTTACAGTTAAATTAAACATCATTGTCTGATTATAGTACAAGTCGAATCCACTTGGCTGAATCAAATAGTTAACAAATGAAGCTATGTTGCTATTAGGATTTGTTTGGCTAGTCGGATTCATAACTATCGAATACGCATTAGACGCCAAATAATTGACGAGGTTTACCGTAGTGTATCCATTTAATGACGAAGTTGTCGACGTGTAAACGCCTTGTAACAAATTACAAACAACAGTTCCAGTAACGTCAGATGTGCCAGTACAAACAGTTGTCATTGTACCGTTAACAAATTGCTGAACATTTACGTTAGCGTTAGCAATTCTGTTTTGGTTCGGGTCTTGGATAGTGTATGTAATAACACTTGCAGACGGTTGCATGTAACATGTGAATGGCGACGGCGTTTGTGTTACTAAAGGATAAGTATATGAGTATGTAGCGTTAGCAAATCCTGACGACTCCTGACACATGACACTGTATGTTGAACCAGGACTCAAACCAGATATGTTAAACGTACCATTTATTCCTGAGAAGTTAACTTGTGTGGTTGCATTCTGGAATAATACAGTTCCCGACGGAGGAGAATATATTAAACTAGCGTTAACTGTGTTAACGAAATTAACTTGTTGATAACCCATCGGATACATTTGTACTGATAAATTAGTTTGGTTTTGTGATAATGTGATTGTGCCTTGTGCGTTAAAATAACCAGGAGCAGAAAGAGTGTAATTGTAAGATACTGAGTATGTTAAATTATCTTGTATGATTCCGTTTGTCGTCGAGTGTCCCGAAACAAAGTTATATGTAACGTTTGCGATTTGTTCAGAGAACGTATTTATCGTTGCGCCAGTGATACTATTTTTAGTTGTGAAGTTAAGTGAGGCGTTATATGGAAAGTTAGGAGTGAAATCATTGGTGATATTAGATAACGCTCCGACGGTAACAGTATCATTGATTAAATAATATCCAGCTTTGTTGAACGTGATGTTATAAGTTCCAGCAGCGAGCCTTAAGAACTGTCCTACAGTATTGGCAATTGTTTGCAATGGAGCAGAAAGAGTGCCACCTGAATAAGCGAGGTTAGTACCTGTGACTACTTCAGGAATTGGATTAGTATAAACTTCCGCTTGCCACATTAAGTCGGCGAGATTGCTAGAGATATTATAATTGAGAGATGTTTGCGGAAAGTATCCACCATTATCAGAACAATTTAAAGTTATATTGGCGAGTCCAGTATAATTAGTTAATATTGTTGTGTTTAGTTGTCCTGTTGTCGTTGAGTAATTGTAATTTGAACCGTTGCTTAAATTAATTATTGCGCTTAAATTGTAAAGAGTTACTCCGTTATAATAATCGTTCGCGGTTATTGTGAAATTACCAGGAGGAATAACATCAAAAGTAATATTCTGGAATCCCCAGATTTGATTAGTTACTCCAGTAGGTTGAGTATTAGTATTATTATACGCACCACCAGTAATATTAATTATACTACCTACATAGGGAAATGGTAGACTAGCACCACCATTACTTGCATACTGTATAGTTCCTGCGCCAGCAACATAGTATGCTAAGTAATAACGTTCACCTGCATAAACATTATATTTTTGTGACGAGAAGTTTGCAACGCCAGAAACCCATGTTGCATTAGCTACACGAGTGAAAACATTACTTACATTTTTCAATAGATAAACTTGATTACATTCAGTGCACGCAGTACTTATATTAGATATCGCTGAGTTAAGCGTTGCATTTTGGTTTACTATAAATGTTCCACCTGTGAAATAACCAGCTAGTGCGGATTGTGTTAATGTTTGTTGCGACGTTACATTATCAACATAATTTTTATTTGCAGCACTAACCAGTGGCACGGCGAAGAAGATTAATAGAGACATTATAATTAATATTGAGAACTTATTCTTCATCCGCCACCTTTAACCGCAGTCAAACCTATGAACAACGCCCCCAGTAATGCCCAGAAGCCCCAGAGTAATTGATCTAATCCGTAAATGATAATTCTATTTAATGGTGACGCCGCAACATATCCTGACTGGTCGTTAATTGCGTTTAATCTATACGTCTCAATTGACGGTTGCATCGCCCACAAAATAAGCCCGAAAGCTATAACGATGAGAATAGCTGTAAAGACTCCAGCCATTTGCGCTTTATTATTCATTGTCGGTATTGTGCGTTAATATATTCGACACTTTAAATAATTTTGTGTTTATTTGAGTTCAAATGCAAAACTATTTGAACTACTCCTTTGTTTTGTCTTAAATCCGAACTGCGGTTTACGACGTATTTCTTCTTTTTCTCCTGCAGAACTTATCGCAGTCTTTCTCTTTTGAACGAAGTATCCTTTCTTATTTACATCAAACTTACTTGAATCAAACTGAGCTTTAGACTCAGCTGCTCCAGCTTTCGCACGAACCGGAACTAAGTATCCGGTCATCTTAGCTGAGTTCAATAGTTTCTCAGAAAGTAAACCTTCTGCAGCTTGTAACGTCTGCGGTGCTTTGTTTGCTTTAAAGAATCGTCCTGGTTTAAACTTACCGTTCTCTTTGTGACCTTTGCCACGAACCTCGACGTCAAAAGCAATTTCAGGACCTTCGTATGATTTTGATGTTGGCAACAAACTTACAGGCACAGATGGTGGAGGTAGTTTGAAACTCGAAGTACTGCTTCCTGTGCTGCTAGCTTTAGAACTAGAACGATATAATGAACTTCCATAAAATGCTCGACCTGACGAGTAGTCAGGGCTATAACTAATATTAGGTGATGAAGATGCCGTCGAACTCATAATAGAACTTTGGTTTGATGAATTGTTACTACTCGTTTGCGATTTCTGGCTTGAATTATAACTTGAGTTACTATTATAAATTTGTGACGAGTTCGAGACGTTACTAGATTTGTTTGAACTGCTCGTCGAACTGAGGTCATTTAATTTATTTGAACTTAATATTTTAGACGAGGGAAGATTTAGACTAGAGTTAAGTGAAGACTGATTACTTTGTATTAAACTAACTGTGGCTATCTTGCTAGGGGTCGAACTCTGCAGACTTGTAAATATTGCGGGCGTTGGGGATATATATGTTTTCCCAGAAGATAATTCACTGTAAGCTTGAGAACCTTTATTAAATTGTTCTCGTGAACGTGTTAACTCAGCTTGAGACACTGTTTCTTCTTCTGCAACAGATATAACTTTAAATTCAGGCATAGCAACAGCACGACCATTCTTTACTGTGTACTTTTCAAAACCAAATATTTGCCCAGCTAATGTTTGAGGCTCTTGTTTAACAAATTGAGATGTGACCGGGATTACTGCTTCTAATTCATTAGTACCTTGAGCTTTAACTGTTGGGGCAACTGGTTTTCCTTCTAAGTCGATAAATGATTTAGGTTGTATTGTTCCTTGTCCTATCTCAGAACGTTTAGTTAGTACAGCCATACCTTGTGGTGCTAGAACTTCTTTTTGATATTCAGTTACTGCTGCGAATCCAGGTTGTTCTGCAATCTCACGAGGATAAGTTGTAACGCCTTTAACTTCAAACGTACCTATCGTCGGAACTTTAGGAAGAAGATTCTTTAAAGGGTTTAATGTAAATGAATATCCTTCCGCGTTAGGATCCAAGCCTAAGAAATAAGTAGATACTCTACCTTCTGGTGTTGCGTATAAACCAGGGTCTTGTAATCCGGCGAGTGTTCTTCCTCCCCCAACACCAATTTCTGTTCCTTTAATTCCTTGAGGTGAGGCAGTAACTAATTTATTTGTTTTTTGAAACTCAGCTAAAGCTTGTTGTGTCCCATACGACGTCGGGAATTTGCTTCCAGCAGTAACATCGGGTGATTCAACAGATTCTAAAGGAACTCTTTCAGCTCCCACTAAACTACTACTCTTAACAAATAAATCGACACCAGTATTTTTTATAATATCTAAAACTTTTGGTGCTGCAACATTAGCGACAACCTTTCCCGTTAAGAATCCACTTTCAGCAGGAGTGCCCGTCAATATTTCATTAGGTATATTAGCAAGAGGTTTTATTATTTCATCGACTGGATGAGTGATAGCAGTCAAGATATTTTCAGCAGTAGTGATTGGATGCCTAATTGCTTGTGCAAATCCTATGCCTGTTTCTAAAATACCTGCTCCAAAACTAGTGAGACCTACTAATTCGTCATTGCCTTTAGATGGATTTCTATTAAAACTTAACGCACTCTCTTGAATGATTTGATTAATTTTAGATGATTGTTCTTCTAAATATCCTTTGGGTGTTAAAGTTTCTGCATAAACTGGGATTTGAGTTGTTTGATTTTGCGATAAAGATACTTGCCCAAGAGGTACAGAAGAAGTAATATCAGTAACCAACCCACTAGTCTTCCCAGATAATACATTAGGTAAACCGAATTCATTTTTACTAGTATTATTTTGTGCACTTATAACAGTTTGGATTGGCCTAGTAACATTACCCCCAGTCATATTACCGGACTGGAACCCGAACTGCGTATTGATTTGTGAATAAGATACTAACGGTGATACAGCTTTCATCTGTGTCGGAGTTACTTCGAATCCAGCATTACCGTTGTACTGTCGTTCAGCGTCATTAACAAAGTTGCGTACGTTCTGATTATCGCTAGGTAAAAGGTTCTGACCGCGTATGACTGCGTTTATAATCGCATTAGGGTCGTATCCTGCCTTTAATGCAGCGTTGACCTGATTTACTAAGAGAGGTTGCTCAGATGGCAAGGACGGGGCTATATTTACGTTTAATGGTTGTCCGTTGACGTTGTAGCCTGAAGTAGGCACAGCGGGGTTACTAACGCCGTTATATGACCCAGTACTCGTGAAAGAACCAGTATTACTGTTTCCAACTGTCGAGATTGATGTATAAGGTGTGTCAACATACTTACCTGTGGATATATCATACGTCATCGCCTTTCCTGTATTAGGATCGGTCGGATGTGGATTAGAATAATCAGGTTTGCCTTGAGGCGTTTGAGGCTGAGGAGCAGGGGGCCTGAGTGGTGTATTAGCATCAATGGGAGTATTACCTGTCGCCATACTCCGTATCTAGACAGTACTTATTAATAAAAGTTAGTCTTCTGTATCAAAATATCGATTAGCTAAATTCCAAGATAGCGGTATGATACACACATATAACATGATACCTGCTAAAAACGGAAATATAAAAAATAATAATGTTAAATAGATTAGTTTCAATTTCAAATCATCCCAGTCTTACTTTCTTTGATTCCATATCGATAACAAATATCTCGTTCGTCAAGTAGTCACCAAATAAATAATCTGTTGTTGTTTCTATTGTATGATAGTTGTGCATGGTCATCATATCTCATCCTTATCCCCGACAGTTAATACTGATTCAGTCGGTTTCTTTTCTACTTCTTTTATTACTGTCTGTGTAACAATCTTTGGTCGCACATATGATTGAGCTTCTATCTTTTTACCAAACCCAGTCGCTATGATTTGTACTTTCATCATCGGCGAATATTCTGATTTAATAAATCGTATTGCGAATCCGTGTGAGCCAACTTTAGTAGCTCCACCATTCGACGCAATCCCGTGCAGTTCTCCTTGATGAACAAAACACTCGTCGATAACTGTCCCGTCAGTCGGTTGTGAGTTTGGTAACGGTAGCATGAACCCTCTTCATATGTTTATAATAATCAGTGTATAAATTAAAAGTATCATTACATTTTTTGCAATTCAATGTCATTAGCTTTAACCTTTTTCTTTCTATCTAAAAATGGAACTCCAAAGTGTGTCGTGAATTCCTTTACTGTAAATTGAAAGTCTGCATCCATAAACATAACTAAACAAGGTGACCTATTTGGTTTAAACAAAAGATAAAATTCATCGGGCGCATAATTCATAGTTGATGATTTCTCGACTAATTTGGCATACAACTCACAAAGTTTAGTCCAATGATTAACACCTAAGTCTTTCCAACGTTTGCATTCAACTGCAACTTTATGTTCACGTGAGACTAAATCAACTTGGCTCACGAAACCTTCACCACCGTATCGTTGTATGTCGTGAAAGACTGGAAGTAAACTATCTCGACATTCTAATTCAAACTGACTTCCTTTCGTGCGTGCTGACCGTTGCGTTGTCATTAACCCACCACTTGTCGCATGAAGTCAATTAACTTTACCGTACCTATCAATGAACTTTCAATTGATTGCAATGCGAGAGTCATATGCAAACTATCTGAATTATTCTTTTGCATAGTCTCGACTACAATCAACAACTCATTAATATGTTTCCGTATTAAGTCAAGGTCGTTCACTTTATCCTCGCGACTACTGCGTCATACAACAAGTCAGTCTCTTCTTGTGTGAACTCTCGTCTAATCATTACTGCTTTGAAATTATCATCAAGGTATTTCTTTAAGTCAGTATGTTGAGTCTTACCATCTAACAAAGTAGTTTGACTGAATGCTTGAATCCAATCTGAACCCATTGCAACAAACTTGTCAACTACTTCTTGTACGTAAGTCTCGTCAAGGAAACTTCTTCCTGTTGGCAATCCAGGTAACGGTAAAACAGTATTAACTTTCTTTGCTGAGTCTATCGACTGAAAGTTATAACCAACTCCTTTCTCACCTTGATACAATGTCAACTTAAACTCGCGGTCAACCCAATATGAGTTAGGTTGTTCCTTAAGTTTCTTAGCCAAAGCTTCGGGGAACTCTAAATCAATATACGTACATGAACGTTGATATATTTTTTCCATATCTGCAAACGCTTCTCTATTTAATACGAACACGTTTATTCGTGCAGTAATAAACTTCTTTGTTTCCGTTGGTTCAAGATAAAACGGTTCTCGTGTTATTCTGCCGTGAATGCAATCGTCAACACTCATGCCAAAACCAGTTGCGTTCAATCTTGCGATTCTAAAATAACTATAATCTTTGCTGTCTTTTTTAGACGTGTATGTTTTTAGTTCTAGTTTCATTTTAGTTCGCCTCGTTAACACAATAATTTAATAATTGCTGTGTACTTGTTAAACAAGTTACTTGCATCATTAGTGCAGAACATAAACTTGTGTCATAACTAATATATGTTTGATTTATTTTGCCACAGAACTCAAAAGCAACCTTTTGATTGCCGTACAAAGCGGAAGACGAATTAGTTACATGAATTGGTTGATTTGTGTTACTTATAATGATACTTAGCAAAATACCAAATACACAAAAACAAACCACTGCAAAAAATATTAAGATGCCACCTTGCGTTGTCAAAGTATCCAGTTGTGAATCCATCTCTTTTAATCTATAAAGAATATTTTCTTTATAATTTTTATCATTCATAGTTTTCAACTCTCCATTTAAACATATTCAAAATCTTTCAAGCCACGGTTACAAACCGCAGCTTCTTCAATTGACCGATACGACAACAAGACTCGTTCGCCTGTTGCGCGTATCGTTGCTGAAATTGATTTAAGTCTCATCCCGATACTTCCCGTACTTAAACATCTTCCAATGTTTTCTACAATATGTATCTGCACTATAACCATCTCGTTTATATTCGGCATACGGTTTATTCGTGCAGCATAAGACTATGCATTTGTTTTTCATCGTCTAGTCCTTGTCAAATGTTCGTCTACTGTTTCAATCAACACAGGTTCTGGTTTTGGTAATGATGTAATCAGTCTTTCAATCAAAGAACGATTCAATGTGAACATAAACAGCATTCCCATAATTAAGCCAACCCAATAACAAAAGTCAGGAGCCGAAACTATTGTTCTTTGAATAAACATAGACAACAAACTAAAGCTAACTACGAATATAAGTTCGTGTTTTAAACTCATTAGTAATCCCTCGTCTTGAAATCGTCACTCAACAAAACAATATTACCGCAATCGTTTCTTATTCGATATGCGTGATGTATATCTAATTTTTTATAAAGTCTCATCAGTATCGTCAACCTCTTCAAAAGAATCAATTCTTCTGCCGCAAGCGCAATACTCGAACTGAGTATCAATCACTCGACCACAACCGCAATATAAGATCGTCTCTTTCATTTTATCAACCCAGTTTGTTTACATGAAGCAAATAACTTTAATTGATCATTGGTTAAATTATAATTATGTTCATTAAAACATTGTAAAATCAAGCAAGACGTCTGCGCATCAGGTTCAGCATGCATAAATTCTTGACCTATTACTTTAACGTCAGTATATTGTTGATAACAAATATTTGCAGGCGTTGTGTATAAATAGTACATTATTGCACCTGCTCCGCCAAATACAAAAATACACATAAACACAGTTTCAATTATTTGCACCTTGTTTGAATAAATCATAGTCGTTGTGTATAGTGTAACTCATATATAAATGTTTACCACAAGCTATAGTGTTTCCACAGTCAGCTTACCACTATTAGTAGCCACTCTCGTCGTGACAAACTGAATATAGTTTTTGTGCATAACATACAACTGTAATTCTAATTGTCTGAACTCGTCGACAGACTCAGCATATAATTTTAATCGCGTGCAAATAGTTTGCCAGTTTCTATTCCATCTAGGATTAGCAAACTTAGTTTGTAACTCAGCGTCACGAACATTAGGTTTAGCATCCAGTTCTTTTTGAAAGTTTAACTCGTAGTATCTATGGTTACGTAAGAAGTTATCCAACTGCGCATACTCCTCGTCAGTAACAGAACGTTGCACGTGCCCGAACTTCTCAAGACAAGCGGAATCATTCGGATCATTGCTACCACCTGATAACATGATCGGAAATATTCTAGACAATATCTTAGGTTGGAATATTTGGTCAAAGATTAATTCATCCTCGTCTCGTGGAAAGTTACTAAACGTCATCGTCGACAGATTATTTATATCTGCACGTTCTGCGGTTCCTTGCATTGAACGTTTGTCAGATATATATTCGGGTTTAAAGTCCCCAGTGTCTTCGTAGAACTTAGCTAAGTCTCGACGGTCAGGGGCTTCTACTTGTTGTACTTCGTTAAGACCTATTACTTTATTCTTAGCACAAATAAGATACTTTAGTTTAGCGTGACTAGGTTTGTTTACAATTGAAACGTCACCACGTAATAAGCCTAGCAAAGTCAAAGTAGAATCTTTAAGCCAACCTGGATAACTGACAGCACGGATATTAATTCGTTCTACGTATGCGGCATCGACTATTAGTTTCCATACACGCAACTCGTCAGGTGCTTTGTGTTCGAAGTTCATGAACGCATCTATGAACTGTTTATATGACATCGTTCGTTCTGGTCGAACTTCAACGGGTTTACAACTCTCAACGACAAGATAACCTTTACCGCGATACGGTGTACGCTGACTAGCAATAATTTTTATCGGCAAAAGACTTATAACGTCTTGCACTTCGGTAGTTTCAACTAAATAATTATCAACACCTTTCTTAAACGGATAATAATATCTAACCTCGTCGCCAACCTTACGCGCAATCATGTCACCAGTTATATCGGCTGCAGTTAAAATGTTAGTATACTTGCGTTGATTGTATGCATATATCTTATCGTAATGCCAAATTAAATTCATTCGCGTTCCCCTTTACATTCATACTTAACATGTTTGTCTGCTTGAGCGTAAGTCCAGAAAGTCTTACCGCATTTGTTACAACGAAAACCATCTTCCATATTACCACGTCCCGAATCTTGCGAAGTCTAATAATATTCCGTATGTGATTGTGAATGTTAAAATTAAACCAATTACTAAAAACATATTGATAAAGAATATTTTATCATCCTCGTCAATAAAGGTCCAAGCCAGTCCGTATTCGCGAAGTATGTTTTTCATAAGTTCTCTTTCTCCCAGCGGTATTGTTCCCACGATTCCTTAGCGTCGTGATACGGATCATACTCGCTCTTTAGGAATCTGTCTAATTGGCGTTGAAAATAATTCATTTGATTTTCATCTCTTTCAATTTAAGTTGTTTTGATTTTAGTAAACTTAGTAATGCATCTTCTTTCGTGAATGCGACGACATCCAAATGATAATTAGGATATCGAAGACTTTCACAAGTTACTCTGTATATTTTCAACTTAGGAAACTTAACGTGGTCTTTCTCAGTATGACCAAAGTCTCCACATAAATCACAGTATTTCTTTTTGCTCATCAGTAATCCTCTCTACAACATTTCTCACAAGGAACAAACTCAGTCGTATGACATTCACATTTGCAATGCAATGCTTTTTGATTTGGTTCAGTGAACACACGCCATGCTTTTCTAGCCATTTGTTTGAGTTCGTAACTCATTTCGTCTCTCCGCTTTTTGCTTCTTCTTGTGATTTAGTACATTGACAATCGCTATAAATACACCAATGTGTTCCGTGTGCTGAAACTTCGTGTCCACAAGTGCAGTATAAATTCATCTTTACTTCTCCCCGAGCGTCTGATTCGAAAGCGAAGCTTGAGAATCTAGGTTGACCGCAGTCAACCGTGTGGCTCTTAATTCTGTGAGTTCTTTGAATTTTTTATTAACTTCTCTAAATGCTTCTTTAAATCCATCTGCATAAGTGCCAGTATGTGTGATTGTCTTTTCTCCAAATGTACCCCAAGTATTTAGCCATTTTCCAAAATCCGCTTTCCACCATTTCATCTGAAGTTCTAACTTATCTAATCTTTTTATTTGCGTATCAAATTTTATTATGAAATCTTTTCTCTCCACCATATATTTAGCACAATTAGTACATACAATTAATTTATCTAATTCGTCTATATATCTTGATAAATATTCTTGAATTTCTTTAACAGATAACTCTTTAGTTGTAATCTCGTGCATTAAATTTGTAGCAATTCTTACCTCTGTCGATTCAACAACATCACGGCGAAGTTGGTCTTCATATGAACATAGTATTTTATTTGCATCCTCGTCGTTTTGAGACATAGAATTAATTATTGCGGCTCTTACTGCTGCAACTTGAATTGGTGTCCATTCGTTCTGTTGGTCGGTCATCGTAAATTAACCTCAGGAAAATCTCTGTCAAATGCTCTAATGACTTGTAACCATTGTCTTATTTTATTTTTATTAAACAATCCTACTGCTAAACTTCTTTTGCTTTTACCTTTGTTAATTATATAAGGTGCATAGTGAGTTGTTCCATATTTGTGTATTTTTATATTTCCTTTTTTAATTATAGCCATTCTTCTTTCCTCTCTGGTTCGTCGCTTGAGCCACGAAGTAGTTTAATTAATTGCAAGACGCCATCTTCTACTTTTGTTACAATCATTGTTGATTCGGTTATTCCTTCTAAATTTAGTAATCTTTCAAGTTCATCGGCAATCTTCGATGCGAGTTCTTGACGAGCATTATTTTTCAATCTAAGGGATGTTTCATAAATATCGTTCTCAGGGATTAGGATTATTGGTTCAATTATATCCGCGAGGGAAAGTTGGGTTGTCATTAGTTCTCCAAAGTTATGTTATTTACACAATTATTATATTGTGATTGATTAAGCCAAGTTGCATTTTGTAATGTTAAATTGTCGATACACTTCATTTCTAAAGTTATTAATCCGTCCCGAGTTACCTCTAAAGCAACACAAAGACCCATTATTAATACTATTACTATTAGCAAAATTTGAAATACGGTTTTCCAGTCCATTCAATTCCCCTCGCTCGTCGCATTTCTCGTTAAGGCATAAACGTCGCAGACTGTTTTTGTTATATTAAATGGCGCATAGGTGTAGTCATAATAAGTACCATTATATGTGGTTGTATAAGTATATCCTACAATACTTTCAACATGGCTCTGGATGCAAGTGTCGTGATATTGTGAACGCAACATTGAAACGGAAAAATAAGCTGCTACTCCAATCAATCCAAACATAAATGAAAAAATTAAAATGGCTCTAACGGAAGTAACCAACTCTCCTCTAATAACATCTTTACTCATCGTGACCGACCTCCAACAACATCAGACAATTCTTTTCGTGTTGGTTCTTCTTCGCCCCAATGCAATCTGTGTCTTTGCCCAGCAACCATTGCATGAAATGAACGTTCATATTTGCTGCCAAGATAATCATACAACATAAATTCAGTAACAGTTGTTTGCGGTGAACGATACAATTTATGATTCATTGGAAACTTTCTTGATGCCTCGTCGATTAACTCGACGCAGTACTGCACTTGACAATGATTATATTTTGAGTCTGTCATTTCAGCTTTACCTCAATCATTTTTTTAGTTATGCCAGTTATCTCTTCAAATACTTTATACGAAAAGTTTGGCAGTTTAATTGTTTGTTCGACTTGTTTTTTAGTTGTAGCATTGAACGAATCTTGCCACGACTTTTTATAATCAGTTTTTAACTCAAAATAAAAATAACTGGGAAATTGTATTCCATTATAAACCTTCATTGAAATCTTTTTGTTAAACAAATAACATTCCTTTGGCGCAACAGTATTGAAAGAACCAACGTGTTTATTAGCTGTGTTCCAGTTGCCCGTGTTACTGTCGCCCGTGTTACTGTAGCCCGTGTTATTGTCGCCCGTGTTATTGTCGCCCGTGTTACTGTAGCCCGTGTTACTGTAGCCCGTGTTCCTGTTGCCCGTGTTCCTGTAGCCCGTGTTCCAGTCGCCCGTGTTACTGTAGCCCGTGTTATTGTCGCCCGTGTTACTGTAGCCCGTGTTACTGTAGCCCGTGTTACTGTAGCCCGTGTTCCTGTTGCCCGTGTTCCTGTAGCCCGTGTTACTGTAGCCCGTGTTCCAGTTGCCCGTGTTATTGTCGCCCGTGTTACTGTTTGTATCAAACGTAAATGTATGTTGTTTAATTATTTTAAACGAACCACACACAGCTTTTTCATTTACGCCGGCAATATCGTTTTCAATTAAATCGACTGGTTCAACTTCTAAAATAATATTTGAGGAATCTGATAAAAACATATTCCAATATTTTGTGACATGGTAACCCCAACTACATTCTTTTAATTTATCTTTTGGGATTGCCGGAACTAACTGCCCCGCTAGTTTTCCATTAGGTAAGTATTCAGTGTAATCAAAACTGCCACCATCTTTAGCTTTTGCATATTTATCTAATACTTTGTACCATGTCATTAGTAATCACCGCGTCTAACATTAAACGTTCCTGATATTTCATTGAGCTTTCCGTTTTGATTAAACCCGATCGCGCCAACAATTAACTTTCGTTTTGATTCCATTGTAACCTCTCGTCGAGACCGCGTCCCGATACACTATACAGAATCTTTGAACTATATAAACTTATCGTTTTGTATAGTGTTAAAAACGATAGATTAATAAACAAATAAAACAAACCTGATAACACCATGCACGAGAAAGTATTATTATTGCAAGGCGAATTAAAACGTGAGTCTGGTTGGTTCTATTACATAGACCGACAAGGAGACATTAGTCGCGCACTGCAGAACAGAGCAGGAAGAAAACCGAAGAAGAAAAAACAATAGGAGAGTTAAATACGATGGAAGAAATTAAACCAACAATAGTATCGGTTCCAAAACCAATACCAACATTACAACAAGCACAGAAAGAACAAAAGGATAATGCAATTGCAAGTCGTTGGACAATGTTATTGTTTATGATAGTGTCCGTAGTATTAGCTATTGCAGGAAACATGATTAGCGTTCCAATGGCAGCTGTTGCAATATTAGTTTACATTAAGGGAAGAACTGAAATTCAGTAAGTAGATTACTTGCTTCGGAATGATGACGCAGTTTATTTAAATACTGTGTCGTAACATTTATATAGTTTGCTCGATAAAATCCCGACTTAAGGAAGTGACTAGTTAAAATGGAAGCAAACTATATGGAATCTGAAGCAGGTTTCTCAATTAGCAATATTATAGGTGTTGTTGTTGGTATCATAGTTTTAGTAGCTGTCGCAGTGCCGATCACTACAAACGTTGTTACAGCACAAAACTTCACCGCTGGTTCAACTAACGCCGTTATCGCCGGTAACTTGAACACGCTGTTGCTCGTTGGTGCAATCCTACTTATCGTCTCGCTTTACAGCGTCGTATAAGTCGGTTAACAACCACTTCAGTCTGGGCAGTAAGCCGCTCCCCACGGCACTTTATTTTCCCGAGCATTCTGACAACTCTCAAACCATACAAAGCCAAAGTCTTGGGATAGTAAAGTTTATTAATAACTAAACTAAATTGCATAACATGAATCAAAAGGTAATCGTACCCGTTCTCTTTCTATTGTTTATTCTCCCGTTCACATTTGCAGACATGTATCAAGTCAACACGTCTAGTACGATATACACTGACAATCTGTCACCAATAACTTATATTGCAATCACAGGCGCAAACTTCACGTTATATAATTCGACGGGAACTAAACTATTCAATAACGTTGCAATGAAATCAATCGGAGCGGGCGCATATGCCTATAACTTAACTTTGAACCAGACTGGGCAATATTACATTCAATATACTCTTTTCAATTCCACAGCTACACAATTTAAGTCAGATCAGATTAATATAGTAAATAATATAAATAGCATCTCACAAGATACAACAAATATGCTTCAAACAATATTCCAAAGCTTCTTAATATTCCTAGTACCATTCCTCCTCGCAGTCTTAGCTCAATACACAGGAACCGAGTACTTGTTTTTATTCTCAGGTACTTGGTTCCTTGGTTCAGCTGCAGATATGGCTATGACTGGTGTTAGCTGGGCTACTTGGTCATTCTTTACATTACTAGGTTTGTTTATGTTATATCACGGCATCTCACTTATCATTGAAAGAAACGAAAGAAATAAAAAGGCTAAAGAACAAAACCCTGAATTTGAGAGTGAAACTAATTGAGTAATGACATAGATACTGAACAGAGACCTATTATAGATGTAGTGACCAGAGAAGCAGCAATACTTAATAATCAGAATTCTATTCCGTTTAATACACCTACTGATGTTGTTATTAAATTCTTAGAACCTGAATCAGAAATTTATATTAAAGAATTTAATCGTAACTTGCAATTAGGTCAAATTGCTCGAGAAGAACAACCAATTCTACAGATGAAAGCTGAGACGAGTAAACTACTTGCCGATGTTCCAGTATCTCAAGGTCAATTCTTATTCGGATGGATGGCAGGTATTAATCTGCACGCTATCAACTTTAAATTAGTATCAGGAAATTCAGTAGACGGCTTTGG